CACCCTTTTTATTTGTATAATAGATTCATTGAAAACAAATTATTATGAGTAGACCTCAAGGCGTTATGCTATCCCCAACCATTGACTACCTTTCAATGGATGATGAACAAGGACCAGTAGGTGTTATGATTTTTCGTGGCACAGCTACACAACCAGCACAGGTTGCATCTATAGAAGATCGTGATGATTTCCGTGCTGCTTACGATCAATTCAAGACCTATGAAAATTATTCTTAATGACTAATTCATGGAGCTTACTCTATCACACAATCAACGGAACACTAGACGAGGTATTTCCAGTTATGGGAGCAGAAAATGAAAAAGACTATGTGGTCGGACTTAGTACAGAGTCTGACTCAAAGTGGGCTGAGTTCGACATGTCCAATGTCGAAATCTCGATTGACACATCGAACTACCCGAAAGCGGAAATCGAAAAACCGCCAGTCCATTATAAGTATAATGAAGAAAAAATCCTAGAGAAAATCAAGGATTATATTGGCAGAACATATAGTTCTCACTACTCATATAATGATAAGGTACAGACCTTAGATCTTATTGAGGCAGTAGGAGATGCATCTGCATTCTGTCGTAGTAACATTCTTAAATATGCTTCACGCTATGATAAGAAAGGCACTACTAGGCTTGACATTCAGAAGATAATACACTATGCTGTATTATTATACCACTTTGAAGGATTAGACAAGGACTCTACTAATGGATATGAAACTTTCTGAAAAAACAATTAACCTATTGGAGAATTTCTCTTCAATCAATCAATCCATTCTAGTTAAGAAGGGTTCTAAACTTCGCACCATTTCTGTGATGAAGAACATTCTTGCAGAGGCAGATGTTGATGAGAACTTTGAGAGGGACTTTGGGATCTATGATCTACCTCAGTTCTTAAATGGAGTTAATCTCATGAGAGATCCAGATTTGGATCTTAGGAATGAGACTTATATGATTATTCGTGAGGGTAAGTCAACTAAGGTTAAGTTTGCCTTTGCAGATCCTGATTGTATAGTGATTCCACCTGAGAAGCAAATGAAACTTCCTTCAAGTGATGTTACTTTCCAATTGGATAGTATTCAACTTGGTAAATTGCTTAAAGCATCTCAAGTATATCAGCTACCAGATTTATCTGCAGTTGGTAATGGTGAGGAAGTTACTCTAGTCGTTTCTGATCGTAAGAATGATAACTCTAATGAGTATACTCTTGTGGTTGGTAAGACAGAACAAACCTTTGAGTTTAACTTTAAGATTGAGAATATTAAGTTGATCCCTGGATCATATGATGTTCAGATCTCTAAGAAGAATCTTGCAAAGTTTACCAATAGCAATTATAATTTAGATTACTTTATAGCATTGGAACCTGATTCAAAATATGCGTGAGTTGTGGAGGATTTGGAAGTATGCCTTGGGAAGTTTCGAGGATACTAAGACTGCAAGATATGATAATGCAGTCTGTGCTATTCGCACTTTTATTTTTGTTAGTTATCTTATTACTAACTGTTTTATTACTGCTGGTGTGATTCGTCATTGGAATCCACCACAACCTATTATTCATTATGAAGCGTGACTTTCTTTGGGTTGAAAAGTATCGACCCAAGACAATTGAAGAATGTATTCTTCCAGACAATATTAAGGAAACCTTTAGACAGTTTCTAAATAAGGGTGAGATTCCTAATCTTCTCTTAACAGGACCAGCAGGTGTGGGTAAGACCACAGTTGCTAAGGCACTCTGCGAACAGTTGGGATGTGATTACATTCTGATTAATGGTTCTGATGAAGGTAGGTTCCTTGACACAGTTAGAGGACAAGCAAAGAACTTTGCTTCTACTATGTCCTTATCTGCTTCATCTAACCACAAGGTTATTATTATTGACGAGGCAGACAACACGACACATGATGTTCAGTTGTTGTTGAGGAGTAACATTGAGGCATTCCACAAAAACTGTAGGTTCATCTTTACCTGCAATTATAAGAATAAAATTATCCAACCGCTACACTCCAGGTGTTCTGTGGTTGAGTTCTCGATTAAAGGTCAGCAGAAGGCAGCGATACAGGTTGCGTTCTTCGAGAGGATTGTGGGGATTCTTGAAAGGGAAGGTATTGAATTTGACAAGAAGGTTCTTTTCCAATTAATTAATAAGCATTTTCCTGACTGGAGGAGAGTGTTAAATGAGCTACAAAGATATAGCATTGGTGGTATAATAGACAGTGCAGTATTAGCAGAGTTCTCAGATGTTAAGGTAGATGACCTTATTAAAACGCTTGGTAAGAAAGATTTTTCTGGAGTCAGAAAGTGGGTCAATGATAATCTGGACAATGATCCTGCTGTATTGCTTCGCCGTCTTTACGATGGTCTTTCTTCATCCCTTGAAGGTCCTAGCATTGCTGCTGCTGTGCTCATTATTGCTAAGTATCAGTACCAGATCGCTTTTGTAGCTGACCAAGAAATAAATCTTCTTGCTTGTCTTACAGAAATTATGGTTGAGTGTGAATTCAAATGAAATCTTTAAAAACTCCTCTTCGTTATCCTGGTGGAAAATCTCGTGCTTGTACTAAACTAGCACAACATTTTCCAGATCTTAAAAATTATAAAGAATATAGAGAACCATTTGTGGGTGGTGGATCTGTGGCATTGTATGTCACTAAGATGTATCCTCACTTAACTATATGGGTTAATGATCTTTATCAACCATTATATAATTTTTGGAAAGAACTTCAACATGATGGTCAAGCATTACAGGATAAGTTGTGGTCTATTAAGAATATGAATCCTGATAGGGATTCAGCTAAGGAATTATTTTTAAAAGCAAAGGAGGATGTTAATGATGAAACTAGATCAGATTTCGATAGGGCGGCTGATTTTTATATTGTCAACAAGTGTTCCTTTAGTGGTCTTACTGAGTCTTCATCATTCAGTCCACAAGCGTCAGAATCCAACTTCTCCTTTCGAGGAATTGAAAAACTTGGCGACTATGGTAAGCTCATTGAGAATTGGATAATCACTAGTCATTCTTACGAAAGACTCTTTACAAGTGATTGGGATAGGAAAGGTATTTTTATGTACCTAGATCCTCCATATGATATTAAACAAAATTTATATGGTAATAAAGGTGAGATGCATAAACGATTTGATCATGATGAGTTTGCTGCTAAATGTGATGATTACACTTCTCCTATGTTAATATCATATAATAGCAGTCAGTTAGTTAGGGATCGATTTAAAGATTGGAACGCTGCTGAGTTTGATCTTACCTACACTATGCGTTCTGTTGGTGATTATATGAGTGACCAGCAACACCGTAAAGAATTGCTTCTACTTAATTATGCTCCGTCTTCTTAATCAATTAAATTATACTCCACCCAATTTACAATTATATAATACAGATTCTTGTGAAGTAACTTTTGATAGCTACAACCAAATGTATAGGTTGTCTGTTGAAGGTGAAGAGTGGATGTCTTATAGGATAAAGGATCATGATCAAGCATATGAATTATATTCTCATTATGATTTAGCTAAGGGTCATTGTATTTGTACTGGATTAGGTTTTGGTGTTAGGGAGAATTGGTTATTGAATAAGAAAGAAGTTAGTAAAGTTACTGTTGTAGAAAAGAATAAAGAAGTTATTGATTATCATAAGTATATCAATCCTAAGTTTTTTGATGATGTAGAAGTTATTCATATGGATGCGTATGAATACACAGGCAAGTGTGATACTCTTTTACTAGATCATTATGAAGAAGAAGCTGCTAATGATATGTTAGTATTACAGAATGCTTCAGAAATATCAAAACATATTGAATGTGATACAATGTGGATGTGGACTCTTGAGCGTATAGTCGCTGGAAGGTCTTGGCAAAGAAGTTGTAAGGTTGGATCGTATGTTTCAAAAACATTAATATACAACGAAATAAAAACACGATTTGATTTGGATAAACTACCAGATTTATCTGAAGAGCAGTTGGAATTGTATTACTTCATGTACAACTCTAAGGCAACTAGTGTACACAAACACTTCTATGAAGATGGTAACGCACTTTCTTTTCTTAAATAATGGAACTTAAAGACTGGTTAAATTCAATCAACTTTACAAAGGAGAATCTCTTTGAAGATGAACCTGAAGCAAAGTATCCAGCATTTGTTGTAAACAAATGTTTGTCTGGATCTTTGGATTCTGTTTTATTTTCTAATGAGATGAATAAATTTCATTTTCTTGATAAGAGGATGCAGTATGATTTTTATTTAAATTCTCTCAGAAAGAAGAAGAGGTTTGCACCTTGGCTAAAGAAGGGTAAGGTTGAGGATTTGGAAGCAGTTAAAAAGTATTATGGTTATAGTGAAGAGAAGGCACAACAAGCA